GTGTATACGGTTTGAGAAAGTTTCGTGGGCGGCGACGATTTGCGATTTTAGCATTATTTAACTGCTTTTGAGCAACGATGGCGCTTTGCTTTTTAACTATGTCTTTGGCTTCGTTACGGGCGGCGTCTAGGTCGTCAACATACACGTAAGCATCATATTTTGGAAAGTAATGCTCATACCCAACGGGTTGTCCAGCGGTTTGTTTGTAACGGTCTTGCATGTATAAGGCGTGCAACGTCTCATCTGCCATTGTTTGAGGAGAATAATACCCTTCCCTATCAAGGGCATATCTAACTTCTCTTTGATGTCTGATTGTTATATTGCTGTGTCTTTGGGCAGGAACAACAACACGGTCATATCCATAAGGAACAATAACACGGTCATCTCCATAGTTTTGCAAGTGGTTTTGCCAGGGAGAACTTGAAGAATGTTGTCTCCACGCAATTGGGGTATCATAGGAATACACGGTGTCCGTATCGCCAACACGTGGACGATTTTCCGCATCCAACGCATCGGTGTCTAAAAGATTCCATTGAGTGTTCCTATCATACGCTCGCGCAGCAGCGTTAGTTCCTGCTACGTGTCTCATGTTGCCGCTGCGATTAACAACTTCATTTAAACTACGATATTGTCGTGCAAAAGACGTTGCGATTGCGGCATTGTTTGTATTAGTACGAGGAGTAACGGGTCTGTCATCCCAAATTGCTTGTAATTTTTCCAAGTGCATTTGAGTACGTTCCAACTGCGCTCGAATAGTTTGCGTATCAGGGGGGCCGTGTGTGAGCAGAGGAACTGTGGTGTTTGCAACATCGTCTTTTAGTTTATTAAAACGTTCTTTCCACTGAGTGTCTTCATTTTTCGTTGTGTCAACCTCTTCACGATGTCTTTTTGCCCATTCTTTAACATTTCGTATATCTGCTTGGTAAGGAGCCTCTTGACTTCTATCACGTCTTGGTATGTGACCGTGGTCAAATAAGTCAATCCTGGAATCTTCAAAGATACGTCCTGCAGCCGTATTGCGAACTACATACGTTTCCGCACTTGCGCTTGGACCGATTTCTCCACTTAACCATGCTTCTTGTCTACTTAGCGGAACTGTAAGACCTCGGTCACTGGCGTTTTCAACTTCTTCTAACGTCCATCCTGTTCCACTGTAATCATCAAGAGGATACCCAGAAAACTCTTCAATTTGGTCTTGGTCCAGTGAGTGCGCCCATTCACCAGTTCCTATAATTTCAACATTTTCTGAGCGCTCCACGGCAGCCCTATAGGAATCCTCTTCTTCTTCTGACCATCGGGTAATATCACCGTCAAGGATTTCGTCGCTTGTTCCTTCTGTGGTCCGCGTGGGTTCAGCCCACAAACGTCGTCGCATTGGCTGGTGAGTCTCATAATAATTGTTTGCGGCAAACATATCATAATTAGGTTGATAATTACGAGGGTCTGGCATGTACATGCCCGTGGGGTTTTGCTCGTCTTCGGTAACGCCTGGAAACTGCCTTTCAAGCGCTTCGTTTATGCGTCGGCGGTTTTCTTCCTGAGTCGTGTCCCCGTACTCAGACAGTGTTGCGTCAATGTCTCTGTTTAGGCGACGAGCGTCGGCAAGCAAACGTCGCCTTCGTTGGGCGGGCGTTTCACGAGGAGGTTGCTCGGTCATTCGTTATCACTCGTCTTCTTTCTTTTTTTTATTTTTCCAATCATCATAAGACTTCTCAAACTTTTCGTACATTTTTTCAATCATCGTTTTGTTGGCGGGGTTGCGGTCAATGAAGTCTGCTTCCTCTGGATATTCTGCGGCTTCCTTGGGGCGAGGAATTCCTTGATACGGAGTCGGGTCCGTGTCTTCCGAAACTTTGCTTTCTAATTCAGCCGCTTTTTTCTCTTCTTCCACGTGGTCGTACACGGGTCTTGAGGTATCTGAGGGGTGGCGTTCTACTGCGTTTTTACGGTCAAGGTTTTCCTTTTTTCGCATTTCGTTTACTTCTGCGACGTCTTTGATTTCTTTTGTTTGTCGGAAATGGTCCAAATCAATTATCTTTGGGCGGCGTCGCGGGTCGTTTTTTGAATCACGGCCTTTAGGCATCGGAATCGTTCTTGTATGTGTTGTAGTACCAATCTAGAAAACGACCATAACGACCAGCGCTGCGATGCAATCCAGTCTCAATAATTGTTCTTGCTATGTCGTGTACGTTTTCTTCGGTCACCCTGCCCTCTTCAAGAGCCATGATGTTTTCCATATAGTTGATTGGTTGATTATTACTTTCAGCGTCCAAGAGGCTTTGCAGGTAGTTGGTAACAAAATTACTGGGTCGGTGGGTTTCTTTGGGCATACTTTATTGTACTACTTTTATCTCCATGAAGGAGCAAGCACTTTCATGCGTGCTCGGCGTTCTGGGTTGACTTCTTGTTGTTGATTTTCATTGTTTCGCGGCAAACCACGCGGAACGTAGTTACCGTCGCGCATCAATCTAACTGGTTCCGCTCCAGGAGGGGCGTATTTAATTCCCTGGGCTTGGAGGTTTAAAGCGGTCCACTTGTTGAATTCGTCAGGCCATAGGTAGTCACCAGGATTTATGCGTTCTCCTTTGTGAACGCCACGCGAATATTGTCGTGCGTTCATACGACTCAATGTTCCAAGAACTTTGTCCTGTCGTCGGTTGGACGACATTGTGCCCAGATAACCGTCTGGATATTGTGCGTCGGGGCTTGCTCGGTAACCAGACAAGGCCTGGTCTTTTGCGTTGCGAAAAACTGGGGCTGGTCCGAACGTTACCGCAGTTCCTACGCCAGGAGGCTCGGACGGGCTGTTCCACGACGTAAACGATTGCTGTGCCACGTCAACGTCCTTGCGTCAGTCCTTGACTCATCATGATTCCGCCCATACCACCGCCAAACGGAGATATTGGACGAACTTGACCTTTCTTCCTGTAGTAGCGAGAGTTATTACGAGATGACGGTTTGCGGCGACCTTGAGACAGTGAGGACACTACTTATTCCTGTAGTTCCTATCGTGGTACTTGGCAGGGGTATCACTCATAGGAGCACCTGGAAGACCATAATGGGCTTTTGAGTAAGGAGTAATGGTTCCGCTGTGTCCAAGTTCAGTGTTGTATGCATAGCGTTCGCCTTTTTCGCCATGCCATTTAAAGTCAGCAGTATCTACAATAACATGAGAATCAGTTGAGCCTCCCTCAGTTCCTTCAGCACTGAAGAAGTGTTGCCCTCCAGCCGAACCTTTATAACGACCTACCATATTTCTTGTACCCTTACCCATCATTGGGTGTAATTGGGTTCTTATCAAACCTTCTTCTCCATGCGTTTCACGTTCTGCATTGGTCTTTGCCCTAGCGGGAGAACCGTATGCGTTGCCTGCTCTGTCGTGCGTTGCCATGGTTACCTAACTACTGGTTTTATTGAGATTGCCGAAATGCTTTCTCCATTATCTCCAATAATATCATCAAAACCAATTATGTATGTCAAATCAATTCCTCTTGGAGCAACAAAACCACGTGCAATAGCGCATGCTTTTACTGCTTGGTTCACGGCGCTTGCGCCAATGGCTCGCACTTTTGGATAGTGTCCTGCAACAACAGAGCGGGCTAAAATGGAACCCACCGCTTGCGGATTGCTGCTGCCCGACACTTTAAGAAACTCATCTACGGTTGCGTTTAGTTCTTGAGACATAATGCTCCTAATAAGTCAAGTTGTGACCTATTCAGATTACTGGTATTGTGCGTCTTGCAACAGTTCTACAAAATCATCTAACCTCATCACGACGTACGATTCTCCCACCGTCTTTGCACCGTTACCTGCTCGTTTTACAATTAACACTGGTAAAGCGTTTTTAAGGCGTTTGGCTTGTTCAATAGTGGCGTTGAGCCAGCCACTTAAATCCCATTTCTTTTGGTTCTTACATTGTAAACAAGCATTACGAAGCGTTATACGCTGTTGTATACCGTGGATATCACCCGTGTCGTTTTCTCCTGCGAGAACGGCTCTCCGTGCGTCTGGGAAGCCTTTAGCAACAAGGTAGTCCTTTATCAGCGTTTCAAATGCCGTGCCTTTGGCTTTATGTTTGTTGCTCATTGTCTGGTACTTCCCATTTGGCTTGGCTAAAACCTTTAATATTACCATTTAGTTCAATGTACACCCACGTAGGGGAATCTGGGTCGCACCCACAACCCATGATTTGTCGCGGATTATGCTCCACCATTGTCTTGCATTTCACACATATTACTTTAATCACGGTTGATACTTGTGCAACCGTCGGTCTTGCGGGGCGGTGCTGATGCGGCGACTTAACTCTCTTGACAATATTTGAGTGCTGCGTTCACATCGTTCAAATACAGATTCTACCAGTTTTCGGTATGCCCTTGCTCCCAAATATTTGTCCTGTGTTTCCAAAACCTTTGGGTCGGTGTCTCGGCGGGCCTTTGCCAAAGTCACTGTGTCTCCTTTTTCACCGCTCCACTGCCCAATTAGTGTTTGTGCCTCCATCAAACGAAGATTGTTTGCACAGCGCTCTTCGTCAATTTCGGCTATGACAAGTTCTGTTTTTGCATACGACAACCACGACATGAATTCAGAATACGTGTTCATCAAATCTGAGTCCGACAACTCATCAAGGTTTTTTGGTATGTCTGGCACGGCCCCGCACGGCTTGTCAGGAAGGTTGAACTTTTCCAGAAAATTCTGCATTGCTTGGTTCGTTTGTTGTGTCGTGTTGGTAAACATCATCACTCCAGCATATGTCTTTGTACGGACATTGTTTACATGTTTTGTGGTTTTTTTCAGCCCATTCGGGCCTGTCAATCAGCGTTCCATTTTGTAAATGTTGTTTGACTAGTGATGCCGCCGCAAGAATGTGTTGAATGAGGGCGGGTTGGTACCTAACCTCAAACTCTTTACATTCTTGTGTTGCTTTCCATTCGTACAGTATAATGCCATGATGAATACCAGTCACGTGCATGTAAATGTTCAATTGTCGTAAATGCGTAATAAACGGTTGACGAATTCGTTTAAACAATTCCGAATCTGTGATTTCTTTTGATTCGTACTGTTTGTATAAATCCATGTTTTCATACCGTACTGTCCCTGTTCCAACGCTTTTTATTTCAAGAATGGCTTGACCGTTTGCATCTTCAATTAAACCATCAGCGGTTCCCATGATGTGATATTCTTCGTTAAATATTGGCAGTTCAGATTGTTTTACTAACCCTGAACGTTCAAGCCATCCTTGCCATTTGTTGTGAATGAGGTGCCCTGTGGCAAAGATGTTTAGGGTGGTGAAACCGTGTTGCTTTTCTTTTGTTTCTACTTCTCCAAGTATTTTATACATTGATGAGCGTGGACACCAATCACGTTTGCATATTTCACTGGGGTGCAGGTATTTTGTGTCCCGTTTTTTTGTGTGTTGATTGTTTTCTACCGCTGCCTGTGCTGATACGATTGGGATAAGACGTCCTTTGACCCTTAAACCAGTTTTGATGCTGTCAAGGTCGGCTTTGCTTAACTCAGCCATTGAAATACTCCATAAAGTCGTCTTCGTACATTGTAATAAAACGTACCCCGCCTATTTCAATCTGCAACACGGGTATTCTATCTTCCATCAACGCTTGTTTGCGTAATTCGTTCATGTCTTTTACTTTGACAGAATATCCTTTAACATTGTCAGTAAACTTGTTTTCAATCAACAATTTGTCGGTTCTGACGTCGTTTTTTCTCATCCATCCCGCACCAGAGCCTGCGTTTCTGCTGCCTTTATAGCGGTCAGCGGTTCGTTTTTCTTGTTTGCGTGATTTTTTAAGTCTACGTTTTTGTTCTTTGTCGCTCCCAAACAACATCAGATAGATACTGCCATATCAAAGTAATCAAATGCTAGGTGTCTCAACTCTTGTTGTAGTCCCACGTCTTCTCGGACGGCAGCAACCAATGCGTCTTTTCCTTGCCATTTCTGTTCGCCAAAAGAATAGTAAGGGCCAGCACGGGTAATGATGTTTACGGCAATGCCAATATTCACCACATCTTTAACGGTGTCAAACTCTCCTAAACGAAAACCTCCTGCGCTGGTGAAGTAAAAATCAACAACCGCCGTTTGTTGGGGTCTGTAGGTTTTGTTTTTAATGGTGCGAGCCTTGATAGTTTGTCCAATTGCTTCGTCTTTTTCTTTAATCCACTCGTCTCGTTTTACTTCAACACGGCTGAAATAGTAAAAATTCTTTGCTTTCCCACCAGGTGTGGTGCGGTTGTCGCCCCATATAACGCCAATTTTTTCACGCCATTGGTTGATTATCAACCCTGTGCAGGCTCTGTCCTCACTAATCAAAGAGCGGCGTTGGGCTTTTGATGATTTGCGAAAGAACTTTCCAGTCAATCGTGCCCCCAATCCAACCGTAAACTCCTCCATCATTTTTTCGGCTTCGTCGTCAGGAACCAGCGAGGGCAGCGAGTCAATAACAATCATGTCAACTGCTCGGTTGTCCAACGCCTTGATAATCAAATCGTACACCTGTTCCATTACGTTGGTTTCAACTACCCACAACCTGTCGGTGTCAACGCCAATTGCTCGTGCATACTGGGGGACATACGTTTCTGCTGCAATCCACAGTGTCGTAAAATTGGGATTCAATGCTTGATTAGCGGCAATGGTCTTGTAAGCCACTGCGGTTTTACCAGATGATTCTTCTCCAACAATTTCTGACCATTGGTTGATGGGCCAACCGCCACCCAACATCAAATCAAAAGCAAGGATGCCTGTTGTTATTCGTGGAACGTTTTCTTTAATGTCAGACCCTCGTATAAGGACGTTCTCTCCGTATTTTTTGGAAATAGCAGCAACAATTGATTCCAACGATTCATAATTTTTCATGTTGTTCTCCTAGGCAACCCAGTTTACCTGCGATGCTTGCTCATACATACCATTCCAACCACATTCATAACAATGAGGGGCTGGTGCGGCTCCGTGTATCATGCTGTTGGCTCCTTTACCAGTTCGGCTAAAAACATTGCGACTTCCGCAACTAGGACAGACGAGGTGTCCGTCGCGTTTCATTGCTTCGCCGCCTTTCCAAAGTCTTATGGCGGTTCCTACGTTAATTTGAGAATTAGGGGAAACGTCCTGAACTGGTGCTTGCGGCGATGATTGTTGTGTAGTAACAGGTCTATTGCTGTACGCCGCTGGGTTTGGGTATGTTAATTGAGGAGACGGTTTTTCTCCCTTCAATTTTTTAGACCACCAATCAGTCATCGTTTGGTTTTTCCTTCATCCAATCTTCTAACGTTTCTTCGTTAATAACAATGGAAATATTTCCGTTTTCTAATAGTCTGTTTAATAAAGCCATTCCGTATGATGCAAACAATGGAAGCACTTCTTCTTGTGGAGTACCTAGTTTATCGCTTTTTTGCAACAAATCAATCATCCACGATGCTGTTTCTTCCACGCTTTCAGCAAGCCCTTGACTAACAAACAGTGCCCAACGGCTTGCTATGTCAAATGTTTCGGCCTCGGCAACGTCTTTTGAAGGCACTGCAAACCCCATGAAATTGGCAAAAGATTGACCTTGTGCAATAGACAACATCAGAAAAAATAACCGTTTATCGGCAACTTTATTTTCCATAATCATTCCTTTGCTTCCGCCCAACTCTTTGCAAACTGGTACGAAACTTTAATTGGAACCTTATCTATTATTTTACCGTCTCCCATTGCCTCTAGGAACGGAGTAATTATTTGTGCCGATTCGTGTTCATCTACCGTAGCCACTAACTCGTCGTGAACCTGCACTACTAATTTTACACTCGTATTCTTCATTGCGCTGTACACGTCAACCATTGCTTGTTTACACAGGTCTGCCGCAGTTCCTTGAACTATGGCGTTAACTGCTTGTCGTTCGGCACGTGCACGCAGTTCTTTGTCCTTTGACAATAGGTCAGGAAGACGTCTTCGTCTACCGTACAAAGTACTGACAAACCCGTCTTTTTTTGCTTTCTCTACCAAAACACGTTTCCAACTTGTAAGTTCAGAAAACGTTCTGTAGTAGTTATTTAGTATTTCTTGCGCGTCTCTTTCAGAGATTCCCGTTACGCGAGATAGTTTTACAGAGCCGCCGCCGTAGGCAGTTAGGAAATTTACTCCCTTTCCTATTTGTCGTTCTTCTGCGGTTATTTCTCCTGGTTTCTTTTTAAACACTGCCGATGCGGTGGCCGTGTGGATGTCCTCTTCGTTTGCAAACGTGTGCAACAACCTTTTGTCTTGGCTAAACATTGCCATGATACGAAGTTCAATTTGGTCGTAGTCGGCAACCAGCAGCACGTTGTCTTTATTTGCCACGAACAATTTACGAATGTTGGATGTTCTGGGGATGTTTTGGAGGTTAGGGTCTGATGACGACAGTCGTCCAGTGGCGGTGCGGTGCAGGTGGAATGACGGGTGAAGCCTGTTTTTATAAAGTTTTGGCAGCAATCCGTCTACGTATGTACTTTTTAATTTTTTCAACTCTGCCCACGTCAATAACATGGGGACTACTGGGTGCTTGTGTTTCAAACTTTTTAATGATTCTTCGTCTACTGACGGTGCCCCTTTACCTGTGGTTTTGTAGGGCTTTAAACCCAACCCACCGTTTGTTTTTTTAGAAAACAAAAAATCCTGCTTATGTTTATTAGAGTCTGGATTAAAGCCAAAAGGGGCGTAGTGCAGGAGTGAGTTAAGAACATCTTGCAGTTCTTTGTCTAGTTCAACGCCCAAAGCAACCAAATTACTGGAGTCAACGGGAATGCCCTCGTTCTCCACATGCATCAACACTTCCAATACACGGTTGTCCAATTCCATTGCCCTGATTAGGTCCTTATGGGCGACAACTTTTTGAATTAACTTTTTGTACAACAACCAAGTCCATCGTGCATCACGGTGTACATACAACGCTGTTGAATCAAATGGAGAAGTGGAAACCAGGTTCCCTAATTTTCCGCCGTTTTCGTAGGCTTTGTGCCCACCGTAATTTGTTTCAATCAATGTTTCTAACGAATAGTTAATCAAATTCTCATTTACCACGTGTTGTGTAATCATCGTATCCACATACGGACCAGGCGGCACTTCTCCGTAATACTTTGCTATTGACCTTGCATCAAATTTAACATTGTGCCCTATTTTGATAATGTCGCTAAAAAACAACGGACGCAGACGTTCAAAAACATCACTGCGAGAAAGTTGTTTAGGCGGGTCTTTGTACACGGCGGGCTTTACATACCGTGCCTTTGCCATTGACTCTTGCCCGTTTTTTAAAACCTTGCGAAAACCTGCTGGTGGTACGGTGCTCCCGTCTCCAATCTCCTCTTTTTCCACCAATATTCCAACACGGTGTCCCATTGGTATTGCCCACGACCTGCCGCTGGTTGCTATACCTATCCAAAAAACTTCGTTGCGAAGAGGATTGACAACAATATTCTTCAGGTATTTATCCGTCAAATTGTCGTGTGCGCGTTGAACAATGTCGGGACTCTTGTTCTTTAATCCGCTTACGTGTTCTTTAAAATCCTTTTCAAAGTGTTCTATGAGGTCGGGGTGGTGTTCTAGCGTGGCTTGGGTTTCCACGTCAAAAACAAACGCCCCCACCCTGCGAACTATCTCAATGAGTTCGTCAAGTTGTTCAAACGTTGTAACAACAGGAGGAACTAAACTCCCCATTTATTAGTTACCAAGGTCTTCAGATGCAATCGCCAAAAGTTCTGAGTACGTAGGAACTTTGATGATTGACGAATCATATTTCTCTTCCTTGATTTTTGAAAAAACCGTCTCAGAAATGGGTTCAATCTTCCATTCTTCGGCAATGTCACGCTCACGAATGACTTGCAGGTTGTAGGACGTTGTTGCTCCCTTACCAGTGCGGCTGATAGCCCAATAATGCTTGGTAAGGGGTCCAGTTTGCGGAGCCTTGTTAAGGTTGCGGAGTTGGTCTACGACGCGAGGTCCGATTTCCAGTGAACGCAGCGTCGGCGTTGAACCAGTGGAAAGCAGTGCGACGTTGAACGCAACGCGCTGGGAGGGGCGGTTTCCAAGTTCGCAAATCGGGCAACCGCGTTCTTCCAACTCACGGATGCAGACAAACGATTTATGTCCGTCGCGCTCAATCCAGTGTTGGTGCCAAGCCGCGTACGGTTCGTCATCAATGAATTTTATGATTTGAACGTCCTCACCAACCTTGAGACGCTGTGCGTAGTTGGAGTCAAGGCTTTTCAATGCGTCAACCTGCTGCCATCCTCCGCGAAGGAGTTTGCGCTCGTTGGTCGGTGCGGCGGGACTGTCCTGTTCGGTGTTGGGTGTCATCTCGTCTGTGTCATAGTTTCTGGGCATGTTTTTTTCCTTTGTGTTTACTGTGGCCATTGCTCTTTAATGTGTTTTCTGAAACCGTTCCAATCTGCATTGTGAATGTCGTGTATTTTGAAACGGTCTATTGCTTCTACAAGGAACTCTACCTGCTCCATGCTGTAAAGCCTCCTACCTTTTGAGGGTTTTTCTGGAAGTTGTTGTTTGACGGGTTTTGGGGTGCGGTACTTGGCCTTTGGAAGCCAACCACGAAATTCCCACACCCTCAATGTTGAGGGGCTTTTTTGCAATGCAACCGCCAATTGTCCAATTGTAAACATGTGTACTTCTTGCCCGTTAATGATGTATTTTTTGGATTTTGCACCGTTAAAACGGTCTTCTGCAATTGCTGTGTTTCTTTTTTGCCTGTTTTTTGGGGTTCTCTTGCCAGGGAAATCAGGGATGTTTTTAAACAATTCCAATGGGTCTTTCACGCCTTGAACGCCCACGTTTCTTTTTCTACATAAAAACTCTGAACGGCGGGGAGCAACGACTTGTCGTTCCATGCCGCAGCAAGCAATTTGTCCTCACTAAGGCGTTCAATAACTTCTTTAACGTCGTCCCACAACCCATTTTCTTTTGACCACTGTTCAGCCATGCTGACGTTGAACGTTTTGCTTACTCGGCGCTCTCGTTTCAATTCGTGACCGCCTACATTGAGCCAAATGTGCCCGCTGTCGTCGGCAATTCCGTGCTGTTCAACTACGGTGCTCAATTCTTTTTTCATTTTTTCTACTCGTGTTTCCAACTGACTGAGCAGTTTTTTCTGAGAAACAAACTCCTCAACTATTTTTGTGTAGTAAGCCTCGTCAAACTGTTCTGACATTTCATACCTCCGAATGTTGTAAAAAATCTGTCAATGAACTCAGTGTTAGTTCAAATCTACCTTGTGTATCGTAGCCTTTGTCAATGAATGCTTCGTTGATTCCTCTTTTTTGTTGAAGCATTTCGTACTGGCGTTCTTCAACACTTCCTTTCATAACGAATGATGTTATCGTAACATGGGGGTGTTGTGAGGATAGGCGAATAATTCTCGCTTCTCGCTGGTCCAATTTTCCTGCACTCCACGGTAAATCATACGATATTAGGTAGTTGGCTTGTGGTAAGTCAACGCCGTAGCCGCCAGCATCAGAGGATAAAAACAAACGGGTATTGGGGTCGGTGGTAAACATTTGTTTTGCCACGTCTTTTTCTGATGCGTTCATGTCTCCTGTAAACAATACGCACGATGTTTGCTGTTTAATGCGCTCTGCGAGGAGTTTAAGATTGTTTTTAAAGAACGAAAATAACACTATTTTGTTGTTGGGGTCTTCGTTTAAAATGTCCGTAATATACTCAATAACAACATCCATTTTAGGCGTGTTGAATGGTTTAGTCAACCATTGCATATCCATCACTTCTTTGGCGTACCTGCTTCCTGCGTCCCCGTTGTTATTGGCGTATTGTGTTGCCGACAACTCCACAAGCATTGGGTTGCCGCACAGCATTCGCAATATTGTAAGGCGTGCCATTATTTGCCCTTGTGCTTCGTGGGCGGCGGCGTTTCCGTGATAGTGCGTCCACAAATCAAAACTTTTGCCGTGAATGTTTACGGCTTTTTGTATTTGCAACAACAAATCATTTGAAATGTTTCTATATGCTTGAACGTTTTTATCGTCAAACTGAACGGGAACAACGGTTGATACTATTTTAGGAAGTTGGTCTTCAATGTCTTTTCGGTTTTTGCGAACCATTGCTTTTTCCATTGATTTGTTCAACAGGTTTAAATTGCGATACCGCAGCGGTCTACCAAACTTGTCGCGGACTATGAAGGTCTTGTCAAACATGTCAAACTTTCCCAGCACGTTTGCATCCACAAATTCCATAATGGAAAACAATTCTTCTGGTTTGTTTTCAATGGGTTGTCCAGTAAGAGCAAAACGGTATTGGCATTTTTTACCTAGTTTTTTTAGCAACCGCGAACGCTTGGCTCTTGGTGATTTAATCATCGTTGCTTCGTCAATCACCATGGCTTCAAATCTTAACGAATTGAACAAATGAACGTCGTTAATGAGGGTCTCAGGATTTACAACAACGTATTTGGCGCGAAGGGCCGACCTCCACAAAGTTTCCCTTGTTTTTGAGTTACCGTCAATCACCACTGCTTTTGAATTGGTAAACTTGCTTATTTCGCGCAACCACTGGTATTTGAGTGCTGCTGGAACGACAATGGCGGCCCGCGATATTTCGCCAATGTCAATCAAGTGTTCCAACGTGTTCAAAGTAATAACCGTTTTTCCGCCGCCCATCACCACCGCGAGTAGCATACGACCTCGGTCGGTCATTTTTTCTCGCGCTTCTTCTTGAAACGGATACAACTTTCCTTTAAACGCCATCAATCCACCATGGTAGTGCCGTTGCTTGTTTTACCGCAATTGCCAATTCCGAATCGTCCATTTCTCCAATGTCTTTGGCTTTTGTGTGAGAGTACTTCAACCATTTCACCCCATGTCTGAACGACGGAAGATGCCGCATTAGTACTGTACCACCCGCCTCACCAGCCGCGTCATTGTCGTATGCCACAATCAATGCGTCACAAGACTCTTCCAACAATCGTAACTGTGTTTTACTGATGCCAACTCCATAACTAGCGAGGCATTGTATCCCGTTAAATGACGAAGAAAACCTTACAACATCCAGGGGCGACTCTACCAAAACGGCAACACGTGAAGAAAATCTGTCAATGCCAAACAATGTTTCTGATTTGTGTACTCCACGTGGTTGGTTGATAACTTTGTTTTTGTGTTTCTCTTGCCATCCCATCAAAATTCCGTTGCGTGAAACTATTGGGATAATCCACGCGCTGCTTGACGTGCTCCATCGGATACCGTACTTGTCGGCAACCGATGCCTTTAATCTGCGCTTTTCCAATTCTTCTTGTGGTGGTTTGTCAAAAGACATATACAATTTCCAATTTGCTGCGGTTTTGTCCCCAACCGTTTGTGATTGTTCTGTGAGTTTTTTAATCCCACTATTAATCATCAGACTGTAAACGCTTGATACTGATTCGTAACTTCCTGTTATTTCGGCAATCAGTTGCGGCAAGTTTCCCCGTGCCCCGCACGAGTGGCACATCCATAAACCAGTGTTAGAGTTTATTGACCATGAGGGAGAACGGTCTGGTTTGCCAATTCTTTTTTCGTGTACAGGGCAACAACCAGTTATTTCATTGTTTGATTCCCTTTTGACTTCAACGTCTAGTGCCGCGAGAACATCGCGGATGTTAGTAGTACCAGTTATCATTTTCATCGTTGTGAACTTCCTCTATCTCTGAAAAATCCATGTTGTTCCAGTCCCATTTAATCCTGATTTCTCCCTTTGGCGCTGTTCGGGCAAGTACGACGCGCAAAATTGCCTGGTCGTCTATGTCGGGGTCTGACTCTACGCCGATGACCAAATCGGAGTCTTGTGCAAACGACGACGTATAACCAATCGCATCGGCGGTGATTTGCCTGCTCTTGCGGTTGCCCAATTTCCAACTAAGCACCTGCGTAGTACCGACAATTGGAATGTCGTAGCGTTGAGCCAATCTTTTCAATGAACGTGTTATGTTGGTCAACGCTTGCGGGGAACCCTTTGGTTCGCCATGTTCGTCGTCCATGAGATAAACTCCGTCAACCACGAGCAGGTCTGGTTTGTGCTGCTGTAGTTTCCCTGCGATTGCGCTCACTGTTGTGAGTGACGATATGTCTTCAGAGATAATGAACGGGTGCATGTTTTTGCGTAAAAAAGTTGATTTTCGTATTTTTTCAATTTCTAAATTAGTGAGGTCGCCGCGCATCAATTTGGTGTGTGAGATTTTGGAAACTATTGCGTCGTACCGCGCCGATTGTTCCTCTGCACTCATCTCAAAAGAGATGTAGAGGGGAACCTTGCCGTGATTGTGCACGGCATTAGAAATTATGAGTGTAATGAGAGACTTTCCTTTTTTCGCTTCGCCAACCAACGTAATCAATTGTTGAGGACGCAAACCCGACGTAATCCTGTCCAGTCCTAAAAAACCAGTGGGCATTCCGCGAATTGCGTTGGGGGTGTCTTTCATCAACAAATAGCGTGCAATGCGCTGTTCCCACGTTTCAATGAGGTTGATGTCTCTCAATCTTGATGTGTCTGCGGACGCGGTTTGCAGGCCTTGTGCAAGCACGTTGATTGCTTGTTGCGTCTCGTTTTCATTAAGCAGCGGGACGGCTGAGGCGAGAGTTTCCACAATTTTATGATGGCGGTATGCACATATCAACTCTTCAATGAGGTTTGAAAACTGTTCACGAGATGTGTCTAGTAGTGATACGTTTCCGTATTCCTGACAGAACGCCCGTTCTGACGGAACGGCGCTGTGGTCACGCCAATACGTGATGACCCACTGCCATATGTCCGACCACTGTGCTGCAAAATGATGTGGTTTCAATCCCGCTTCTATGACTGGGATGATTTCGTTTTCTTTAATGACTTTGCTGATTATCAAGTGTTCCGTGCTGGCCACTACGCAATCCACGCTTTCTTTTTGTCCACTACGTGAGAACGAAGTCCAATGATACTTGACTGTTGTTGGTTTTCAACGTATATGGTTTTTAACGAACGTTGAAATTTTAAATCGTATGCCAATTCCTCAACGTTTTCGTAATAGTGAACCGCTACTGATATTCCTTTTTTTGACAGCCATCGTTCTATCGGGTCCGTGGCTCCTACATCAATGAAGGTGTAAACGTCGGTTGAAATGCCAAGACGAACGCACGAATCAATCATTGCCTTCAACGGAAGTTCGTGAGGTACAGACAATTGTATATATTTTTCCCAATTGTTTCGTTGTTTGTAAAACTTTGAAGTAAGTTTGTCGGGAATCGTTGCCAATACTCCTTCAAAAATGACACCCTGTCCTTTTACAGAATACTCAGCAATGTCGTTACCTTGCATTGCGTTGGTCTGTCCCCGATACTGGTACAAGTCGGCATGCCGAACTTATGATGGATACAAACCTGTCTCCGTAACGAATGCCCAATTTTTTAGGGTTGTACAAACTGGTAATTACCGTGGCAAGATTTGAGTTAATTCGTTGGTACAAAAGATTGGATATAGAACGAGTGGTAAACTCTGTTTCGTTTTCGTCACCCAGTCCGTCTAGCACGACCAAATCATACACGGACCTTATGTACTTTGAAAGATAAGGACTCGCATACTCTTCGGGAAGAGAACCGTCATTGTTCAACTCATCGTACATCATCTCAATATATGTCGTAGCGGGGATGAAATATCCGCTGATTGATTTTGAGACAACTGCTTGTTTTAATAAACCAATTGAAAGATGAGTTTTTCCTACTCCAGTTCCTCCAAATAAATACAAACCTGTGCCGTTGGACAGGTTTTCGTCGGCGTGTTTTAACCACGTCATAATGGCGTAGTGAACGTCTTGGTCGCCAACAGATTTGTCGTAGTTTTCCATTGTCATCGCTTCAAATCTTTTTGGTATTCGTGCATTTTTCAAACGTTCTTCCACTGGGCGGTTCTTCCAGTATCGTGCTCCTTTCCACTCAGTCATATCCTGTCCTAATCTCCAATTTGTCGTTGGGAAGAACTTCTTGATTGACGTTACAGGTGTCCATTCTAAAATGCATCAGGTATGATTCTTTGTCGGTAAACAATGTTTCGCACATCATACATTGATACAGTTCAACAGTTTCTTCTGTTTCCTTTAACGGTTCATTGTCAACTATTGAACCAAGAAAAAACCTCTGGAGTTTTTCAACAAAAAACCACCAAGCACTCATTTCCACTCCGACACGTCGCCGTTGATAGAATTCTTTGTAACCCATGTAAGCAATTCGTCTTTTCTTTTGATAAACGCCGTCCACAACAAAACGTCGTGCGGTAGTGGTTTTCTTTTTATTTCGTAAAAAAACCTGTCAATCATAGAATGTAGTTCATTGTACGACGTGCCGCTATCGCGGAGCGTTTTGAACGTTTTTGACAGCGCCAACGCATTTATTTCTCTGTTCATTGAATAGTCAATTGATTTGTTAAAATGGTACACAAGGGCCATGATTGTGTTCTTTGTTTGTGTTGTCATGTTTGCTGTCATGGTTTTGGCTTCGTCGGCACCTAGCGGCTTGCCCCAATCATCGGTCATTTGAGCAACTCACCATCAATTTCATAACCGCTTGTTACATCGTTCATTGTTTCTCCCCTCTTGTAAAGAAGATTCTTGTTATGGTTATTCTTGTTTATAGTTATTCTTGATTGGGTGTCACCCGTGACACTGGGGGTAGTGTCTGTGGTGACACTCCTAGGGGTGTCACCCGTGACACTGGGTAGTGTCACCCGTGACACTAGGGTAGATGGGTTGTTAAAGTTCACTACGTACAAATTGCTTAACTGCCCTTTAGCGCCTACGCGAACTTTACGTATTAACACATTGGACGAAACAAGGCGATTGACCGCTCTAATTACCGTTCGTCGGGAATATCCAGTCAGTTTTGCCACGTGACCGTACGAAGTCGTGACCTCTTGCGTGTCAGAATCCATGTATAACAATATGGTTAATAATACCACTTTGCCAACTGAATCATTACCTAAATACTTAAGAACCCATCGTGGAAACGGTAGGAATGGTCCTGAAAACTTGTTCTTTGTCAATGTTGGTCCTTTGTATCTAATGTCGTTGCATGATATGCAAACATTTTGCTATACTGATAGTGGCGTAGTGTCCAAACGCCGCACGGGGTGCGGGCTGGAGGCCTTTCTACCTCCTTTCTGCTTTCAGCCCCCCCGTGTTTTTAGTTGAAGAAAGAGTTGATGTCGTGAACTGTGCTTTTGAACGTCTTTGTCGTTTGGTCTTTGAACACGACAACCACCACTACAGCATCGTCTTCAGAAACCTTTTTTTCTTTTGACGACTCGGTAAGGAAATCAATAATGGTTTCCTTTGACGCAAAATCTTTGTCGGTTGCCCCCTGCGCTTTTGCCTGCTGACGCAGTTCTGTATCGGACATCTCTTCGTACTCTTTGCGAGTCACAGGAGAAAGAGAATCCACGGTGTTGTTTTCAACCGTGTCAACTAAACGAAACGGAGTGAGTCCCTGTGTTAAATCAATGACGGTGAAACCACCGTCAATCAACGACGTCACCTCCGCAGTTGAGTTGTCGCCGTTGTTTTCGTCCCACAGATAAAGAACGGTCATCTTTTCCAATTTTGCAGCGTTCATCATCGCAAGACCTGCGTTGCTATCGCAAATCGTACTCACAGCATTTTTGCACAAAATGGCAGGAGCATTACCGTCGTGGTATGCCAGATATCTTTCTTTGTTGTCAAGAAGCCAATCATATACACGGCAAACACCAGTGTCCTTTGTTTTCCTCGCCAAGACGTGAAATGTTCTTGGCGTTGGTAGGTCGGACAAACTGTCTTCAATAACTGACAATGAAGAATTACCCGCGCCGACAATGACGTATTGATTCATGTTGTGCTCCTATTTAAGTGAACGTGCTCTAGCCATGTCTCCCATAAATGTAACCATGCGAACGACGCTGTGAATGATACCAGCAAGTGCGGCAACAACAAGACCGTCCATCCATATTTTTTCAGTCCACAACACCGCAACAAGTGCGTATGAAATGATGAGCGTGGCAACGACTTTTACCCACGGCATTGGCTCTTTTGGCAAAAACATGTCAACGATTTGTACAAGTTTGTAAACGGCAAGTGCGGCAAACAAAAGTTCCATCATTCTCCTGGTATCGTGTTCCATTCAATGGTGTATTGACCAATCATGTTAACAGGCATCAAGTGCTCTTCCACAATTCTTTCTGTGGCGGTAACGATACGGTCATAGTCAAGAGTGTAATAAGAAAAGTCTTGATTGTTGTTGCCACCGTCAGTCCCCCAACGATAATCGTAAACACCAACAGCATTAACTTGGTTTGCTTGCTTTACAAAACCACCGTAAACGTCATCTCCATCAAAGTACCGACCAACAAAATTTGGTTCCACTAACCAGCGTGAAACCACAATGGTTTCTCCAGGCTCAGCCAAAAACACCAACGCTGGAACTACGGCTTTTTCAAACTCTACGTAATTAATGCCTTTAGGTTGTTCAAGTGCAAACCGCCCAGCAGTTGCCAAACCAGGAGCGCTCGCATTGTAAAAAGAATCAGCAACGTACATAAATATGTTTTGATTTGCGGCGTATTCTGTGTTCCAAGTATCGTAATACAAGTCTTCCCCAAGCGAATCAGGAGGATTTGTTTCAAGATACGCAGACACGAAATCATTATCAATTAATCGGTAATTAATAAAATAAGCACCTGACAAGTTACAATCAAAAGAAGTATAATAAGTAACGTCATTACGATAATAAAACGGTTTTCTTCCGTAAACAACCACGGTTTGAGAACCTGTGGCGTTTGAAGGAATTGTTATTTTAATACCAGTGCCGCCCGAATTGACGACCTCAACAGAATTCGCTGAAATTGCCTGACCCGCATAGTTCACTGCTTCAATAATGGGAATAGCGGAAGCGGCATTGAAAGCCGCCCCGTATGTGTAAACGCCCCAACCAACCGACGCTGCCGAATCAACAAACACGTTTGTTGTATACTCCGCTAGTGCGCTGGCAGCAGTAGGGTTTGCGTTGTAATTTCGTATAGCGTCATCGTTGCGAGACGTGTCACGCAACGCTGAACCTCCGTCTGTTTTTCGCAGTGTGAACGGAGTGCGATTTACATCAGACGGAGTTCCTGTAAAAAAGTTTAAATCCTGTTGTCGGAATTTGGGGTCAGAAACCAAATTAACACGTTGTGTGTTTACTTTAAAAGTGATTGTGTCGGGGTCATAAGAAACGTTACAACCAGTCAATGCCGAAATAAATGAAGCGGTTCCCAAAAACGTTCCTTTTTGTTGGCGAAGGTTAAAAATATTATTTAGTACACTTCTTAACCGTGAGGTTCCAACTTCAACACTTGACGTTGGAACTCCAAGTTGTTTCGCAACGGCGTCCAATGCTGGTGTCGGCGTACGAAGCGGGTCATTTATTACCGAAAGGCTGTCAATGAGAGAGCGAATTCGGTCCAATTCCCATCCAAACAACGACAAAAAAGAACGGAGAGAGCCGCCCACCTGGTAGTCAAGGGCGCGGTAGTACTCAGGAATTTTATTCCAAAGGTTTTCTAACGATTCATAATATTTTGGTATTTGAATTGTTGATAACGCAATGCGTTCAAACCACTCGTTTGCCCCGTCAGAATACTTTAAAAACAAACCGTAGTACAACCATGTTCCTGGTTTATACAATATACTTATATGGTCATAGACCTCAACATATGTGTCTTCTGTGTATACAACTAGTGTTGTACCGTTTTCAACGGTAAGTGGCTCTCCGTATTGATTAACGGTTATGTGTAATTCTACGGGGGCGGTGTCTTCTGGGTTTGTTTCCAAACCGCGTTCAATAGTCCAATTAATTCGCACCGTACTTTCGTGTTTTAACAAACCATCTACAACAAGTTGTTCTAGTTTAAATGGAGCGGTCTCAAAAGAAACTAAGCCCGCTCCACCACTAAATTCAATAACATCGTCGCTACGAAGAGAAGAATCAAGACTGTCTTCTTTTCGTACATGCGAACCATCGTCGTCGGTTTTGCGAAGTTTAAACGAAGTTAAAGCCATTTATCCAGTAACTCCGCCTACGGTGGTGATTGTAAAAGTTCCCTTTTTTAACAACCCATATTGACCAGACGAAACCGTTTCGCTGCTGGGCAAGGACAATGTGGCATAGTCAACTCCCGCAACATCCATTATTGTTCTGTAAATAGTTCCCTTAGACAACGTTTGATTAAAAAACACGTTGTCAAACTCAAACAAATTATCAAGAGACTTTTTAACATCACTAAGAACACTGCTTGCAATAAAACCGTCTAGCACGTTTACGGTGGCGGTGATGTCTACCGCCGTAAGATTGATTACGCTGGCGGCAGTAACGCTTGCTCCAATCATTTGACGCGGCTCATAA